AGATAAGGAACGGATCTCCGATAGGAATAGACCGAATGCAGCGAGGAGGGGATACGGACACAAATGGCGGATCGAAAGCCAGAAGTATCTACGGGAACATCCTTATTGTGAATGCGATGCATGCAGGATCCTGGGGCGGAGAATAAAGTCGGAGGTAGTCGATCACAGAATCCCGCATCGTGGAGACCCGAAACTGTTCTGGGATAGGAGCAATTGGCGGGCGATGGCGAAGCGATGCCACGATCAGAAAACTGCGCGGGAAAAACAGACCCCCCCTCTTTTTTGTGTGTGCCGAACGTAGACCATGTTGGTTCCTTCGTCTTAGATATGTCAGTTGAGGCATAGGGGGTATTGAGAGATGGCGAATCCTCGTAAACCGACTCGGACGAAGATCATTCAAGGTACATTCCGAAAGGATCGGGCGCCCAAGAAGGAACCTCAGCCCAAGCCGATCTCATTAATCCCAAGACCCCCATCGCATCTGAGCAAATACGCGAAAAAGGCCTGGAAGACTCTCGCCGAGGAGCTCGTTGAAAAAGGGATCCTGACGGTCATTGATACCCTAGCCCTGGAGATCTGCTGCGAGGCTTACGGACAATATCGCTTGGCATATGAGGCGGTCTTTCGGCCGAGCGACAGAAAAACCGGAAAACGTGGCAAGCGAACATTTGCGGAATACATGGAAGGAGAGAACTCCCAGACGACACCGGAGTATGCAGCAATGAACAAGGCCTGGACGACCTTCAAATCGTATTTGGCCGAATTCGGCTTGACGCCGGCCTCGAGAACGAAGCTTGAAATCATAGAACCGAAAGGTAAGGAAGAAGACCCGATGGAGAAGCTCTGGAATGAAGCGTAGTCTTTTCGCTCTCTTTTTTTTCCTACTCTCCATGCTGGTATCAGGTATGGATAAATATATCCCGCCACGGAATGATCTCGCCCTACAATACATCGATGATGTGATGTCGGGCCACCAGGTGGCCTGCAAGTGGGTGCGTTTGGCTGTCGAGCGGCACTTCCGCGATCTGAAGCGAGCCGAGTCCGGGGATCAGGATTTCCCATACTATTTCGATGAGGCGCAGGCGAAACGGATCATCGACTTCACACAACTGCTGCGCCACACTCAAGGAGAATGGGCGAATCCGAGGCTGCACAATCCTCAGATCCGCCTCGAGCCCTGGCAGCAGTTCATCGATTGGGTATTGTTCGGATGGCGCAAGAAGGAAGGCGCCTATCGGCGGTTCACAAAATCCTATATCGAAGTGGGCCGCAAAAACGGCAAGACGGTAATGGCCGCGGCAACGGGTAACTACTGCTTTCTAGTCGATAGCCCTCGGGAGATCGGACCGGAGGTTTTCCACGTTGCCACAAAGAAAGAACAGGCCAGGGACAAACCCTGGAAAGAGGCGATGCTTCAGATCAAGAAGTATCCCTTTCTGAAATCGAAAACCAGAATTTACACGGGCAATTCAACGGTGGTCATACCAGGGACGGCCGCCTTCATGAGGCCCCTCGGCAGAGACTCCTCCACCGAAGACGCCTGGAATCCCCATTTCGTGCTCGTCGACGAGTACCATGCCCATCCGGACAACGCGATGCTGGCGGTCATGCAGTCGGGCACTATAACGAGAAAGCAGCCACTCGTCTACATCATCACTACAGCTGGATTCGACAAGAACTCTCCATGCTACCAGGAGGAGCACACTATCGCGGAACAGGTCCTTGAGCGCCGGATCAATCCCGTTCTGGAGCATATTTTCTACATCATCTACACCCTGGACGAGAAGGACGATTGGACAGATCCGAAGGTCTGGATCAAGGCGAATCCGAATCTGGGAGTTTCCATCGGCCAAGAGGAACTGGAAAACGAGATCAAGGAAGCTCTTATTTCTCCTCGGAAGCAAAACAGAGTAAAAACGAAGAACCTCAACATCTGGACCCAGGCGGAGAGCCGCTGGATTTCTGCCGAAGATTGGGACGCCTGCGGATCTACCGTGGATCCGAAAGAGCTGATCGGCAGAAAGTGCATTATGGGCCTCGATCTGTCTACATCGAAAGATATCACCGCCGAGGTGCTTTGCTTCCTTCCGAAAGAAAAAGATGAAAAGTACAAATTTCTCTTCCGTTTCTTCATCCCCAAGGAGAACATCATCGACCGGGAGCGCAAGGACAAGGTCCCGTATTCTTTATGGGTGGAGCAGGGTCTTGTCATCGCTACTCCCGGCAAAACCATCAACGACGACTTTATCGAACAGCAGATCTTCAAGGATGCGGGGAAATACGAAGTCGAGGAGATCGCCTTTGATCCCTGGAAGGCCCAGGTTTTCGTCAATCATCTGACAGACGAGGGTTTCACCATGGTGGAGATGCGCCAGGGATTTTATACCATGGCCGGGCCGACGGACACCTTCGAACGCAAAGTCCTCGCTGAGGAAATCGCGCATGGGGATCATCCGGTCATGGCCTGGATGGTCTCATGCACGGAGGTAAGAAGCGATAATAAGGGCAATTTTATTGCGATAAAACCGAAACGCGAGGCGACGGGGAAACGCATCGACGGCGTTGTGGCCTCCATCATGGCCCTCGGTCGGGCGGTCCTGAAGGTCGAAGGCGAATCCGATTTCACGAATGAACCTACTCCAAAGCCAGCAGCGGCGGGCATGCGAAGGATAGAATTCTGAAGATGAAGATAAACCTCTTGGATAAAGCCCGTTCGATTTTCTCAAACAACGCAAAACAGCATATGACCGAGATAGGCATAGCAGGCAACACCGGACATTGGGGATACGCCGAAACGGGCGAGTATCTGGCGAAGCTCGACGGAGCTGCCGGCCGGATCATATATGACAAAATGCGGCGCAGCGATCACCAGGTCAAAGCGGTATTGGGCGCAATCACTCTGCCGATCCGGCAGGCCGACTACTATATGGAGCCGGGGAGCGAGGAAGATCAGGACGTGGAGATCGCCAAGATCCTCGAGAAAGCGTTCCTCGAGGAGATGACGATCACCTGGGACGACACAGTGCGTCACGCCCTATTGATGCTTCCGTTCGGCTTCTCAGTTCTCGAGAAGGTCTACGAGTACCGTGACGGCCTGATCCTTCCCCGGAAACTGGATCCCCGCCTGCCGCAATCCGTATTGCGCTGGAAATATGACAAGGAACGCCGGCGATTGACCCATATGATCCAGCAGAACACGGACTGGAAAGAAATAGAGATCCCGATCGAAAAATTACTCGTCTTCACCACGGAAAAGGAAGGCGACAACTGGGAGGGGATCTCGATTCTTCGGCCGGCGTACAAAGGATGGTATATCAAGGACACCTTGGAGAAGATCAATGCGATCATGCATGATCGCTGGGGCGTGGGGATCCCGGAGATGACGGTTCCCAAAGGGATAGAACGCGGCACTCCGCAATGGAACGAAGCCCAGAAACTTCTCGAGGAAGTTCATGCCAATGAGAAAGGCTACATCCTGAAAAACGAAGGCTGGGTATTCGAGATAAAAGCCGGAAAATCCGGAGAAGGAACCGACGTTCTGGGTTCGATCAAATATTACGACGGAGCGATCGCCACAGCCATGCTGGCGATGTTCATCAGCCTGGGGACCGCGAAAAGTGGAAACCGGGCTCTCGGGCAGACATTTTTCGATGCTTTTTTGATGGCGATTCAGGCCTGGGCGGATTATATCGCCGAGGTCATCAACCGATTCTGTGTCCGCGAGCTCGTGGATCTGAACTGGAGCGTTAAGAATTATCCCAAATTTAAGGTCAAACGAATTCAAAGTCTGGCCCTCGAGGCCATCGGCTACCTGGTACAGACCGGGGCGCTGAAATGGAGCGAGGTGCTGGAAAACGATCTTCGGAAGATGTTGCGAATGCCGGGGCGCGATTCCGAAGAAGAAGAGAAAGAGAGCGAGGAGGAAAAAGAAAATGCCACTGCCTAATGAACACAGTTGCCGGCTCAAGCCGCCTAATTACAAAAGATACGCCCGCCAGAACTGCTACAAGAAGCATGACGGGAAATGCATCGATTATGTCTTCGGCATCATCAGCAAAGACAAAAGCGAGCTGCAGTCCATGAGATATCCGAAGGACATATGGAATGAAAAGGCGGCCCGGGCCCACTGCAAGGATGAAGGGGGGACCTTCGAGCCGGCGAAGGAAGAGGAAAAGAAGAGCTGGTATGAGATGAAGGTGAACAAGAAAGACGAGACGGCCGAGATCTCGATTTTTAACGAGATCGGAGGTTGGGGACTCGCCGTGGCGGACTTCAAACGGGATTTCGACGCGATCAAAACCAGCAAGAAGATCAAACTCCTTCTGAATTCCGCTGGCGGTAATGTCTTCGACGGGATGGCGATCTACAACCTGCTGGCTGCCTTCAAAAGCAAGATCAGCGTCGAGGTACTTGGAATTGCCGCCTCCATCGCATCCGTCATTGCCCTGGCCGGCCACGAGCTGACCATGGGCGAGGGATCGTATTTCATGATCCACAATCCCACGGGCTTGTGCATCGGAACCGCCGAGGACATGCGCAAGGTGGCCGAGATCCTCGAGAAGATAGCCGGCCAGATAGCCAACGTCTACACGAACAATTCGAATCTGGACAAGGACGATGTGCTGCAGAAGATGAGCGAAGAGACCTGGTTCACCGCCGAAGAGGCGATGGAAGCCGGATTCGCGGACAACGTCATCGAGAACGGCGGAAAAGCAAAAATGTCGTTCGATATCGACAAGTACAGCTATAAACACGTACCTGAAGAGATCCGAGAGCGTGCGGCAGAGTTCAAAGCGCAACAAACCGCATTTGAAATAGAAAACGACTCCGTTTCTGAAGGCGGAGAATTTGAAGAAGCAGGAGGAGAAGAATTGAAAACTCTAACAGCTATCCTCGTAGCCCTCTCCGCACTCAGCGATGAGGAAAGGGCAAAGGCGACCGACGAGGACAAGAAGAAGGTCGCTGAAATCTTCGGCTTCGACGAGCTTGAGAAGAAGATTGCCGAGCTCGAGGCAAGCATGAAAGATCATCAGCAAAAGGTTGCGCTGCAGGAGGAGAAAATCAGCCTGCTGCTCAATGAAAAACAGGAAGTCTCAAAAGAGCTCGCCGGCCTGAAAAAGACGAAGACGCAGACGGAAAAACATCAGGTCATCGAGAAGGCTCTTTCGGAAGGCAGGATCACCCCGAAGAACCGGTCTCGTTGGGAGGAGCAGTACGACCGGGATCCCGAAGGAACCAGGAAACTTCTGGAGCTCCAGGAGCCGGTCGTCGATTTATCCACGCGGGGAACCGGGACCGGCGGTGACGAGTCATCCATGAACGCGGAGGAGCAGGAGATGGCCGACAAGGCCGGGCTCAGCAAAGAGGACATCAAGAAATACGGCCCAAAGGCCGGGGAGGAGAAATAAATCATGGCACTTACTGCAAATCGTAATTACGCAACCTCGGGTCTGACCGAGGTCTTGCACGGGAAGCTCACCGAGAGCGTCACCTACTACAAGGGCGGGATCGTGGTCTTCGATCCGACGACCGGGCTCGTGGTCAAGGCGGCCGACACCGCCGGCTTCACGCCTGCGGGCGTTCTGAAAAAAGGCGCCGTGGTCGGAGCCGGAGTCAATCCGGACTGCGAGATCGAGACTGGGAAGATCTGGCTGCCTATGTCCGGGGCGGCACAGACGGACGTGGGCGACTACGTCTATGCCACCGCCGACGATACCATCGCCAAGACCGCGACCAACGCAAATCCGTGTGGCAAAGTGGTGGACTTCAAGACCGGATACCTGCTCGTCGATTTCCGGTACGGACTTCCCAAGACGGCGCTAGTATAAGCTAGCACAAACAGGAAGGAGAATTGATATGTTGAATGCAACCCAGATCGTCGCCGCCCAAAAGGTGATGCAGACGATCTTCAACCAGGCCATGGCCGAGATGGCGGGAGCCAATCCCTACATGGCCCTGGCCCAGCTCGCCTCTGAGATCATCTCAGAGGGCGCGGAGGAGGACTACCGCTGGCTCGGCGCGATGCCGCTCTTCACGGAGTGGTTCGGGGACCTCACCGTTGAGGACCTCGCCGAGTACGAGTATACGCTGAAAAACCGGCACTTCGCGGCGGCGGTGGGAATCGATCGCGACGAGATCGAGGACGACAAATGGAACCTCATCAAACCGCGCATCCAGGCGCTCGCCGTGCGGGCGCTGCAGCACCGCGGGAAGCTCATCGAGGACCTCATTATCAACGGCACGACCTATCTCGCCTTCGACGGCATCGCGTTCTTCAGCGACATCACGGGCGTCCGGGTCAATGACAACCTGCTCGCCGGCACGATTTCGGCGGCTACTCCGACGATCGCCCAGGTAGAAGCGGATCTCGACACTGTGCGTCAGGCGATGATGCAGTTCATAGATGATAAAAGCGAAGTCATCGGCATCACGCCGACCATTTTCGCCGTGCATCCGAAGTTGGAGAGGCTCTTCCGCACCGTGATGCGCTCCACCGCCGATCCCGGGATCAGCAATGCCGGCGCCTACAATCCGTTCGCCGAATGGATCAAGGGCGTGGTCGTGCTTCCCAGCGCAAGCGACGTCAACGACTTCTACGCCTTCTGCATCGACTATCCGGTAAAGCCGTACGTCTGGCAAATGCGGAAGAGCATAGAGACGGAGCTCGTGGAGCAGAAGCTCAATCGCAAGCAGATCTTCAAGGGCGATTATCGGGCGAACGCCGGACTCACGCTGCCGGTCCTGGCCGCGAAAGTCGTCTCGGCTGTCGCCTAAGACGTAGAGTACGCGTAGAACGAAAAACATAATGGGCGGGCTTCTCCGTCCGCCCATTTATCAGGAAGGAGAGCAGAGATGAAAATGGTCAAAATCAGATACATTAGCGGTCCTAATCCAGGATTCGAGCATGTGATGAAAGAAGAAATCGCCCGTGTGCTGGAAAAGCGAGGTCAGATCGAGATCGTGAAGCATTCTCCGGGCCGAAAAACAAAGGCCGAAAAGAAAAACGAGCAGCCCGAAGAGACATCGGACGACGAAGAATCCGACAAGGAGTAACTCTGAATGGCGGATTACTGCACCAAGGAAGACGTCATCCGGGAGCTCCCGAACATTAAAATCGACGCGACCACGAAGCCGTCCGATTCGGAAGTGACCCAGTTCTGTTCCGATATCACGGCGGAGATGGACGCCCGGATGCGGGCCGTGGGAATCACAATTCCGGTCGACGATGAAGATCTTCTCAAGGTCCTCAAACCAATTGCCATCAACGGCGTGAAGGCGAAAGTTCTTCGAAGCAAGCAGCTCGAGGAAGGGGACGAGGAGAGGGCGGCGACCTTTGAAGAGCTCTACCAGGGAGCCTTGGAACGCATCGAGCGCCGGCCTTCGATCGTGCGGGAAGAGGACTCACCCGGCCAGCCGCAGGGAACGGAGCGAGAGGATACTGATATCCGGTTCACCCGGACCGGCGAGGAGTGGTAAATGGAAGACACGCTTGCCGGGATCAAAATCTATTTCGAATCGGATCTGCCGGCGGAGCTCACGGCGATCGGAACCGAGCGAGGGGTCACGGTTCCACCGTGGAAAAATCTCGATACGGGCCGGATCAAGGATCGCCAGTATCCGGCGATCGAGATCATTCCGCGGACGATCGAATACGAATATGGCGAGGAAGACGGCCCGTTCATCGAGCCGATTGAATATCATAATGCGGCTGCCATCATCAGCCAGGTTGGATCGGAATATAAAGACGTGCAGAACGATCTGCTGCGGTATGTCGAAGGGATCCGTCGCATTACGATTACCGATGATACCTATGGCAATCTCTTTAACTGGGCGCGGCTGAACGGGATGAACATGAGCGAGATCTCGGAAGCGCAGAAAAGCGGCAAGCTTCTGCAGCAAGTGATTGTAGAGCTCAGAATCCGGGTGATCCGAGGATAGCGATGCAAGTACAGGTAACGATTTCCGGCGATGATGAGCTGATCGCCGATCTGAAGCGGTTCGGCCAGGATTTTCCGAAGGTCCTAAACTCTATGCTCCGATACTCCGCGAACAAGTTCATCGCTCATGTGCGCAAGAACTACCTGAGCGGACAGATGCTGAAAGCGAGCCGCGGCGGAAAGCTCTGGAAATCCTTGAGAGTAAGAAAAACAAGGGGGCGCCAACATTCATACATCGTCCTCGGTCCCCGTCTTTCGAATATCTATGAACATCCGGGAGGCGCGGTGATCAAGCCGAAACGAAAGAAATCGCTCGCATGGGGAGGTCCGCGGGGAGGAAAACAGCCGATTCATGCCCAAGAAGTCCGGCTTGCTCGGCGGCCGTTCATGAGCGCCGCACAGAAAACGTTCAATTTCAACCAGGCTACGAATGAGGCGATCAACAAGATCATGGACAGGGAGCTGCGGAGAAGAGGCTTCAAATGATTTTTAAAGGAAATTAGGAGGGCAAAATGCCTAGTGTAAAAAATATCAAAGTAACGATCGGAGGTCCCGAGTCTCCTGTGGGGACGCCGGAGGCGCGGACCCACGTGATCCCGATCCGGGCGGTGCCGGGGCTGAACAAGGCGGTCGAGAAGACCCTGGATCCGGTGATAATCGGCAGCAATATGGACGCCGGAGAGCTTACCGTGGCCGACTCGGTAGCCGGTGCCATTCCGCTCTCGCCGCGGGCCGTGGCGGGTTTCGGCAAGCTGCTGAAGAGTCTGCTCGGAACTGAGGGGACTGTCCAACAGGTGGCGGCCGCAATCCGGATCCGCTACAAAGGCTCCTCGGCAAGCTGCAAGCTGGTGGCCGACACAGGAACCGACGAGCTCAAATCCTACGTCGGCGACAAGGGAGCCGAAATCCTGGATACGAACTTCGGAACGGCCGGCGTGATCGATCTTACGGATCCCACGACCGACACCGTGGGCGAGCTAGTCACCGTGATCGACGGATATACGGATTACGAATGCGAGAAACTTTTCGGCGAGGATTCGGTGGATGCCGGCGAGATCATCGCTGTGACTCAGGTTCAAGCGAAGGATATGTGGGCCTACATGCTGTTTTCAAGCGCCGCATCCGGAGCCTACGCCCACATCTTCACGGCAGACCTTACGGATGCCGAGAAGCCGGCCTATTCGATCCAGAAGGACGGATATCAAGACAACTTCTTGTACGCCGGTTGCATAGTGGACACCTTGTCCCTGGCGGCCGCCCTCAAGGGAATGGTCGAGGGGGAAGCCGGAATCCTGGGATTCACCGAGGCGGACAGCCAGACCGCGTCGGGGCTGACGCTGGAGGATGCCAAAGCATTGATCTTTCACACCGGGAGCTTCGCCCTGGCCGGCAAAGACTATAAGTTCTTGCGGAATGTGAACCTCTCGGTGGCAGACGACTCCAACCAGAAAAGATACGGTCTGACAAGCACCTCGCGGCAGTACCACCAGAAGGGAAAATTCGACGTGAGCGGAGACTTCCAACTGCGCCTGGACGCGGAGACGATTCTGGAACGGGCCAAGGTATTCAACAACGGTCTGGCGGCGATCTCATTTCTGTTCAAGGGAAAGGCCATCTTGGAAGCTACACTGCCGGCGGACAGTGTTCCTGAACTCATGCTAGTCGAGCTCCCCTATTGCGGATACAGCGCCTTTGAGTTCCCGGAAAACGCCGGCGTTCTGGATGCGAAGATCAACTTCAAGACCCTGAAGCCGGGCGGAACGCTGTACAACGAGCCTATCAAGGTCATCCTGGTCACCGAAGACTCGGCGGCCTACTGATGAGCTGGGAGGACAAGTGCCGGATCCGCCGGCTGGGGGAACGGCACAAGCTCGAATCACTCCCTGGATTCTGGTTCCGGCCGCAGAAGTACTCGGTCGAGGGAGATGAAGCGGTCAGCCTGGGCCAGCTCAGGCTCAAGGACAGATTCAAGCCGGACACGATCCGGAGGATCCTGGATAAGGTGAAGGACAATCCGGATCCGAAAGCCCGAGTCGAAGATCTTCTGCTTACACTGGATGATGAGGACCTGTCGGCTATCATGGATGAGGCCTCCGACGTGCCGGCCGGAGCTCAGACTGAATATAAGAATTTAGTTCTTCTCTACGGGATCGGAGAGCACAATTTCAAGAAAGCAGACGGTGAGCTCGAGACGGTCAGCGAAGATTTTGTGGACCGGATCCTGCAGGATAGAGAGCTCACAAACGAGATGGTCGGTGTTACCGTTAGGTGGAACCGCCCTTTACCGATAGGGAGCGCCTCGAGATCGCGGACGTCGTCGAGTGGCGATTCCGGGGACAGCTCCCCGAATAAGGAGAAGAATACCCCGACGGAACCGTTCCCAGCAAGCTGATCGAGAAATGGGAAAGATTCGTGGATGATTATATCGCCCTTAAGCGCCCCGACGGGATGGTCGCCTATAAATATCCGGGAGCGTACTGCGAGCAACCGGCATTCGACTTGCGAGTATATAAAGTGATCCGAGAAAGGCTGTTTCAACTGAGGAAAAATGGCTAAACGAGTAGATACGGAGTTCCGGGGTAGCGAAACCGTCTCAAAGGCAGCGCGCAAGGCTGCCGGTGGCGTCACCGGACTTAATAAAACCGTCCAAGATTCTCAGAAATTATTCAGAGGTTCGACCCTTGCGATCGGCGCGGCTGTTGCCGCCCTGTATGGTATTGGCCGGGCTATCGGAAGCGCGATCGAAGCCTACAAAGAACAGGAGCAGGCAGAGACCAAACTCGCAGCGGCATTGAAGGCTACTGGTGGAGCCGTCGGCATCACCAAAGAGGAGATGATCGACTATGCCAAGGAGATGCAGAATCTCACCACTTATGGCGATGAGGCGTTTATAACTGCCCAAGCGCTCATGACCACGTTTACCAAGGTCGGGAAGGAGGTCTTCCCCGTAGCGATCGAGGCGGCAGCCGATATGAGTACGATGTTCGGCCAGGACCTCCAGCAGTCGGTGATCCAGCTGGGGACCGCCTTGAATGATCCCATTGCAGGAATTGGCCGATTACGTCGGATCGGTATCAGTTTCACCGAAGCGCAGAAAGAACAGATCCGCGTACTCACCGAGGCCGGCGATACGATGGGCGCTCAGCGGGTTATCCTCGAGGAGCTCGCCGTAGAGTTCGGGGGAGTCGCCCGGGCGGCCGGGGAGACGGCCACCGGTGCGATAGAGCAATTCCGAAACGCTATGTCTGATTTAAAACAAGAAAGTGGCAAAACCGCAGTAAATGCTCTCAAGCCAGTTGTTACCTGGTTAAAAAATATTGCGCAAGAAGCCGCGGCCGCGTTTGAGCGCATCAACGATCTTAACAGAATCATGCAAGGCGAAGCTCCTCTTGAAACAACGGAACAGATCCGGGCGGCGATAGAAAAGATTCGTGAAGAGCTCACAGAGGTCACTCGAGATCCGGAAGCCTGGGGCTGGGTCCGGAAAATGAGGAAATCGGAGGTCTATGAGTATATCGTTGAGCTCCAGAACCAAATTGAGGGACTTAGACGCAAGCTGATCAAATTGGGGAAAGATACGAAGCCGGTTATCGAAGAAGACATAATCGATCCTTTCGATGCTGCGGCGAAGGCCGGTAGAGAGCGTTTGGCCGAAGCTTTTGAGATTATCGAGCTCCAGGCTCAGGCATTTGGTGATGCGATAGATGTTACAAAAGAGAAAATCAGAGCGGTCGAGAAAGTCATCAAGGAATTGATCGATCAGGGATTACATCCAACTTGGCCGGCGATGCAACAATTAATCGATCTATGGAATGAGTTCAATACGACGAATGAAGAAATGATCGATGGAATCGGAAATACTACTACCGAATATCAGGATTTACTCGGTGTTTTAAAAAATCTTGATGCTTTCATTAAAGATACGGGAAAAACTGAAAAAGAAATTCTTCAAGAAAAGATCGCTCTGGCCTACGAATATATCTATATTGTGGATTCGATAGGTCAACGCGTTATTTCCATCTGGGATCAGGTATATAAGAA